CTGGGGCCGGGATTATACATCTGCTGGTTCTGGGCAAAGGCAAGGTCGGCCTCTGCCTGTTGTCGAGCAGCCGTAGCAGTGTTCGCCGCGGTGGTTGCATCGGCTGCCGTAGTTCCCGCAATCTTCCCGGTTACATTGGTCTGCACAAACTTTTCGAACTGTGTGGCTTGGGCCTTGGGAAGATTGAGCTTGGCATTGACGACGGCATCGCCAATCGCTGTTGAAGCCTGACCATCAAGCGCACCCCCGGCTGCAGGGACAGCTTGATTGAAGGCATTCGTGAGTTTCGTCTGCATCTCGGCAATGGCGGGGCGCCCCGCCACGGTGTCGGGGCTCAACTTCTCGTTGATCACCGCCAGAGGCTCATTGACGGCACCACGAACGAAATTCTTGGCCTGCTCGGCGGCCACCTCCGGCAATTGCTCGCTCACTTCAGCTCGCGCAGCCTTGATCGGCCCACCGACGATTGGGATATGGGAGAAAAAATTCTCGGCACGGTAGGGAAGACCGCCGAGAGTGCCCGGTGTCGGCTGAATGTCGGCCTCGAGCAGGGTTCGCGCAGTTGATGACAGCGGGGGAAAGACGTAACTGCCGAGTTTGGAAGCGATGGGAACGGCAAAGCCGGTGCCGCCACCCACTTCGGCGCCGGTTATCGCACCATGCGTAAGATCGGAAAGCGAGGTGGTATTTTCCGCCGCTCCTTGTACACCGCCAAGGGTAGCACCGCCCAGTGTCGAAGTCGCAAGCTTCCCCAACCAGGGAGCCACAAAGGCGGGGGCCTTTATCGCGTCCATTGCGTAAGCGCCGGGACCGGTGATCGCGCCCACGAGATTGGCGGCCAGATTCGCGACGGGGTGAGCCGCCTCGTAAGCCTCACGGCCACGTTTAACCTCGGCGGCAGCCTCTGGGTAATTAAACCCCTGGGTTATGCCAGTGAGATAATTGGTACCCGCGATCAGACCGGCGCGGGCGGGATCGATGAGGCCGGCGGTGTATCCATGCACGGCAGCTTGCAGCGGGTCATAGGGCGCGGCGGGCGCTGGTGGCCCGAAAGGCTCGGCGGCGGGTGGAGCACCAATCGTGACTGTGCCCGGCGGCTGCGTCAGCGTTGTGTTGATGGTGTCCGCTTCGGCGTGCCAAGGATTGGGTGGTATTTGCGGCAAGGCAGGCGAGAGAGGGGTTCCGGTCGGCTGGTCGGGAGGCGGCGGTTGCTTCAATGCGGCATCGATGGCGTCGCTTTCGGCCTGCCACGGATTAGGAGTGTCGACCATTGCGTCCTACTGCGGCTGGAACTCGGGATGACTGCCGATAAACTTTATCTGACCCTGCAATCGCTGCAATTCCATCTGACCCTGCTTGGTCTTCATCAGCGTAGCGCGGAGTTCCGCTTTGTCTTCATCGCTCTGGCGCATGTACATATAGGCATAAGGGCTGACATTAGCGTTGAACTGCGCCTCGAACCCATTGTTGTCCCAGCCGCCGCGGCCAGGCTGATTGACGTAAGCACTCATCGCCTGCTGCTTGGCCAAACGGTAATCGGATAGGCCTTGGATCTGACCCAACACGCGATCGAGACCGCGCGGCGATGTCTCCTCGGTCGGTGACGAGGACGCGACCATCTTTAGTTCTTGCACGCCGGTTCTAGCCGAGGTTGCAGCAGCCTGTTGCCTGGCCCACAGGCCGGCATCCTTGATAAAGGTCTCGTAGCTGGCAACCTTGTTGGCCAATTCAGGATTGTCTGGGTGTATCGCCAGCAACACTTTGTTGAGTTCCTGGTTGTAGGCAGAACCAAAGCCAGTGTAGAAGCTCTTGGCCTCCGTCCGCATAGAGGTCGCCTGGTCTCGTGATGCCGCTGCCGCAGCGGCATCCTTGTTTACGGTTGCCGCATCGGCCTGGTTCTTCTCTGCGTTTGCCTTCCCGCCCTCGGTCGCGTAAGAGGTAATCGCAGACTGGCCAAAATCTTTCGTTTCACCGCTCGGTAGCGCCACGTATCGGTGCATCGTGCCGTCTGGCGCGATCTTCTCGTAACCGCCAATGACCCTGCCGGTGCTCTGATCGATCGACAGCGTATTGGGCCGGAACAGCTGCGGCTCGTTTTGCTTGACCCAGAGTTGCCACTGCGCCGTGTCTTTTGCTTTCTGCGCCTCCAGGGTTAGCTGAGAGGGTAATGTTCCCTGCGCAATCGCAATAGCTTTATTAATTTCGGTGGGGGCTGTTGCTTGAGCGGTCCCTGCAGCTTTAGCAATGTCCAGGCCGTACGTCGCTGTCGCTGCAACATCCGGCGGGATGGTCTTATGCATAAACGTTAGTAATGCTGCATATTCCTGCGCCGCCCGGATCTTCGCCGGGGACGGTGCGCCCGGGACGGTGGGAGCCGCTGCGGCTGGAGGCGGCGCGGCTTGCGGCATGGTGACCGGCGGAACGGGTGGCGCGGGCGCAGGCGGCGTAACCAGCGGCTGTGGCGGCCCAGCTGGGGGGGGTGGTGCCGCACCCGGAGGTGGCGGCCCGGGCGGCACTGCGGCCGGAGCAGGCGCACCGGGCGGCATCGGCGGGCGCGGCACCGACTGGACCGGGGCCAGCGGGTTGCCGATCGGCTGATTCGGACTAGCGCCAGGGCCTTGACCAACAACTCCGGCTTGCGGGCCGGAGGGCGACCACCCAGGCCCCCCGACGGCAGGAGGCGGAGGGCCATTGATCAAGCCGGGGGGCGCTGCATCGGTCGCCGTAAGGGGAGCGGCCGACGCCACCTCTACGGGCTTGGACGGTTGACCCTTGTCGACAACAGCCGGCGGCATGCGGTTGTAGACAAGATTGGGATAATTGGCAGTGAGCTTGCCCCACTGCTTTTCGTTGGGGCCTCCGTAGTAGTATTTGAGCGCCTGTGTCGTGTCGCCGTTGTACTTATCGAGGCCTTGCCTGAGGTATTTGGCGACACCGTTGATGTTTTCCTCGGGATCGAAGATGTTTTTGACGCCTAACTCTTTAGCGGTGCTCGGCATTAAATTGCCGAGACCAGAGGCCCCTGATACTTTATTCACTGAACCAGGATTGCCACCGCTCTCGGTGTTGATCACCGCGGCGATGAGGTTCGGATCAACATTGTGAGTGGCGGCGGCTTTTTGGATGAAGTCGCCATAGGTGCTAAGGATCTTTTGTGTACCTGCCGCATCGCTGCCGATGACTGGGCCTATCGGGCCTCCGGTGGCGCCGCCTGCCGTACCGCCAGGGACCGGGACACCGCCGCCGCCACCGTCCGCCGCGAGGTAGCGCTGCTGCGCGGCGAGCTCGCCCTTCCCCACCTCCACCTGTTGTTGGGTCAGTAGCGATTGGGCGCGTGCCTGCTCCGCCTGCGCGGCCTGGAGGCGCGCGGCCATGACCGCATCGCCGCTCGTCCCGAGCGCCGCCGCCGCGTGACCCAGCACCGCACCCAGCGGGGTTGGCATGCGGGTCGGCATCGCCGAGTCAGCAAACGATCCAGCCATGGCGAGCAGACCACGCTGGGCCATCTGCTGTTGAAACGCCGGATCGTTTAATGCTCCGCCATAGAGTGCCGCAGGGTTGTTGCCAGGGAAGAGGTTTCCGAGCAGACCTGGCGGGTTGGGATCGGCCGTCGGGTCGGCAGGCGGCATTTTATGATCCCCGCATCAGCTGCTGCAGCGCCATATACTGCGCCAGTAACGCGTTATTGCCAGCAAGTGCTGCAGGTTGTTGCAGGGCTGGGATGCCGGGTGGCCTCGGCATCTGTGTTTGCGGCAGCATCGGCGGGGGTGTGGGACCCACCGCGCCCGATGCGCCAGCCGGCGCCCCAATCGTGGTGCCTGGCATCTTGGGCAGGGTTCCCTGGCCAACGGCGCTCATCAGCCGGTCCCATATGCCGGGCTGCTGGCCGCCAGGACCGATGGTTTGCTGCGGCCCTCCGGTTGTCCCCGGTGCCGCATAGTTAAAGTCGCGGCTGGGATCGATGCCCACCGCACCGGGGTTGACAAGGGGTGCCCCCGGCACCGCACCGGGCCTACCCAGAGCGCCGAAGCCGCCCCCACCCCATAACCCCGCTAAGTTCTGCGCGACTGGCTGACTTGGGACACCACCCATTAGATCGCTCCTTTGTCTTTCTCCACGCTCCAGGCTCCCCAGGCTCGGGCCGCCTGAATCATGCCGTTCAATGTGTTGTCGGTGCTGTAGGCGATAAGACTACGCAACGAGTCTGGCGTATCGTCAATAACCTCAAAAAGTTCTTTACGATGCTCTAGATCTTTAACCGCATGGATGCGGGCAAAGCGCAGCAATTGTTTCCCGTATGTACGCTCCAGGGAATCTATCACCTCTACCGGTGTTGGATCACCCTCAAGGACTGCCATATACCCAAGGAGTGCAGCAGGATGTGCATGTTTAAGTAAGTAGTATTGTGATCCGGCCATCGCCATCGCGAACTTGTTTGGCAGTTCAGCCGGGACATTCACATCGACAGATTTAAGATCTTCGCGCAGCCATTTGACGTGATCGCGCTCTTCGTCCAGGTGAGACCTGTAATATTTCGCAAGTCGTGCATGATATGCGCTTTGCGGCAGCAGATCTGCCGACGTGGCGGCTTCTATCAGCAGTTGCTCGCTCGCGACGACTGCGTCATGCAGGAAAATCAAGTTGGCAATTACCGCATCCAGCCGGCTCGCATCGATGGTAAACAACGCTCGCTTCACATTGCGGATATGCTTCAACAAAACATCGGATAACATACGCGATCAAAACCCCGCCAGCGCCGTAAGCCCCGCCTGGATCGCGCCGGGCCAGATGGCGTTTGCCCCGCCGCCGATCGTGTTGGCGATGCCGAGCCCGCCCGAGAGACCGCCGAGGATATTGCCGGCGGTATTGGAGTAATAAGGCTGCGAGGTCTGCTGCGTCCCGGTGCCGCTGATCGCACCCCCGAGAATGCCCGAGAGGTCGTTGAGCGGCGTCCACGGTTGCTGATAGGCGGTAGTATACTGACTCGCGGGATATCCGGCAAAACCCGGCGCTTGGCCGAGCGCATTGGTGAGCGCGACATCACCTTTGTTGAGGATATCACCGGCGCTGGCGAGCCCCGTGTTGGCAGTGCCATAGCCGGCCTGTGCCGCGTTGGAGCCGGCTTGCAGACCGGATAGACCTGTCGAGTAACCCTGGTTGAGCAAACTGCCGGCGGTGCCGTAGCCCTGGTTGAGCAGACTGCCGGCATTCTGGACGTCCGCCTGGGCCAGTTGCCCCGAGGTGCCGAGAGCGCCAGTGATATTGCTGACGCCCTGGTTGTAGAGGCCGCCAAGGGCCTGGCCGGCGCCGAGTGTGGCGTTGATGCCGGTGTTATAGGCGTTGTTGGTTATATCGCTCACAGCGGTCCCGAGCCCCTGCCCGAGCCCGTATTGCGCCTGCCCTTGCGCATTGGTCTGCGCCCCCGAGCCATAGCGCCCCGCACCCTCAAACTGGGAAGCGACTTGCGGTGCCGTTGCCGTCATGTACTGGTTGATCAACGGCTGCGTCGCCGCCTGGATCATCCCGGCATAAGCCGGGTTGGTCGACGGGTTGATGTACTGCCCGCTCGCCAGACCCTGCAGCCCGGAGCTGTACGCCGGGTTGCCGGCAAGGGCCATGCCAGCATTAGCGTTGAGCCCCCATTCCGCGGGAAGGCCTGCGGTGGCAGCCCGACCCGCCAGGCTCGACATGCCGCCGAGCGCGCCGGGTGCGAGTCCGGTGAGTGCGTTGAGCCCTTCAGTACCATACCCTGCGAGACCCTGGCTAAATCCGAGACCCTGATTGACGGCATTGCCGGCATTCGCAGTGAGTTGAGCAGCCTGGCCAGCCGACGGTATTCCCATGCCGATCTGGTTTTGGTATTGCTGCAGCGCGGCCGGCATGACGCCCCCCGCGAGCGCGTTGGTGATATCGCCCTGACCCTGCTGGTAATTCATCGCCTGGTAGAGCGGGGTCATGGTCTGGTTCTGTCTTTGCCAGTCTGCGGAGCCGTACAGATCCTGCAATGCAGGCAGCTGCGCATTGGCGGCCGGGTTCTGGCTCTGGACGGTGGTGGTGGTGTTGCCGCTTGGGCCTTTGCTCCCCATTCCTCACCCTCCGGCCCGGCGGCGCACGATGACGCCGTCAAGCTCAAACCCGAATCGGACCCAACCCTTGCGCTGGTACCCCATGATGTCCGAGCATCCGGCGGTCTCGGCCTGAGCGTCGATGACCTCGAGCAGCTGGGAGTGCCAGCGTTTAATGCCGGTGCCGGCAACAAACGGGATCTCGAGCACACGGCAGCGCGGCAGCTGGCGCACCTCGGTCACCGCGACCGCGATGATCCGGCCGCATTCGCGCACCAGGATCAGCGACATGCGCCCCATCATCACCAAGTGCAAAAGGTCGATCGGCTCGTAAGCCTTTGCCCGATCGGTCGCGCGTTTCAGGATGGGCTCAATGATCGGCCAGCAACGAGCGATTTCGTCGATCGGCGGCAGATCGACGACGATATCGTCTGTTAGCCTATCAAGCACGCGATGAACGTTTGATCCACATTGGGGCTCGAGGCATGGTTGATCGTCGCCGCACCTTGCGTTGTCGTGATCCAGATCGATCGCAGCGCATCCGAGGCGTTGGCGGTGGCCGGCATCAGCCCGATGAAGGTATAGGGGCCAATACGGCTATCCTGGAATGTCGACTGGGTCGCATTGGCGACCAGCGTCACCCCGATCGTGGCGGCGATGCCGCCGCGCAATGCCTGATTGATTGCCGCGGCGTGGCGCACGGTGGTCGCGCGCATATTGCCAACGTCGGCCGGAACCAAGGGCACAACAGGAGGACGGCTCAGGATCGCCTGCGCCATCAGCGCACCCCCTCCGGCCGCGCCGCGACGTCGACGCCCTGGAGAAAGTTGAAGTTGGCGCCGGCCGGCAGCGTCATGCGAAATCTCACATAACGCCCGGTGCAGCGCTGCGGGCAATTGCCGAGGATGTTCTCGGGTATGACACCCTGAGAGACAGCAGAACCCTGGCGCAGCGTCTCGCGGGTGATGACCTCGACATTGGCGGGCACGAGTGCGTCATGAAGTGGCCGCACCCCGGTGATGCGGGCCCGGCGGTCGGGGAAAAGCTGGCTCTCGGTCGTGACGATCGTCGCCGCCATGCTCGGCCCGGTCAGGAAGTTCTGCACATGGTTGGCGTCAAACCAGGCAACCAGCGGATTGCCACCGGTCCACGCCAACGAGTCGAACGAAAATTGGAGCTGTTCTAAGTTGCCGAACACGTCGAGCTGGTCGAGGTTATAGCCGCCGGTGGAGTAGGAAACGGCCTCGACCCACTCAACCGGGATCGGCGTCAAGTCGACTAACGACCAGCGGGCCAGCTCCCAATTATAGATAATGCAGCGATTGAACAGGCCGCTGTTGCCTTGGCCATGATAGAACCACAGGATCAGCTTGCGAGACGGGTCCCATGTCCCCTGGACGTTGCGCAGGAAGTTGACATCGAGATCGGCAAAGAAGGTGCGGTCGACCTTTTGTGCTCCGATCGCCGTCGAGCTGGAACCGTCGAAGGCATAGAACCCGTCATTGCCGAGGTAGTAGATGACGGAGTTGACGACGCCGTTGCTGTTGGCCAACCGCCGCATGACCACCGACAGCGGCGCATCAGTCCCGGCACTTCCCTCTGCGACAACGAAATCGAAGATTGACGGACTTCCAGCGTATTGAATTCTGTAGATTCCCCTCTCGCACAGTGCTGCCCCATCAGCGGCCGACAGGTGCCCGCCGACTACCTGGGTTATCGCACCAAGGTCAGTCTGCACCAGATCCTGATAGTCGCTCTGTAGCTCGATCGCGGTATTGGTGCCGGGGACCGGCCAATTGGTCGGGTCGCCGATCGCCGGCCATGCCAGGCGATACGGCACCGCACCATCACGCGAGTCGAAGGTGTTGCCGAGCATTAAAAAATCACGGATCACGCAGCAGAACTTGGCGCGCGGGGCCGCGGTCGAGAGATCGCTAAAAGCCGCGTCGACGCCCGCGAGATAGGTCTGGATCGGATCGTTGTAATTGGTGGCGATGATGCGGTTGCCGAAAGACGACATCTGCCAGTAGCCGTTAGGCGGCGTATCGGTGTTGTAGGGCGCACGCGGCCCGCTCACGCCGGCAAAGGCGGTCTGGCCAGTTACCTGTAGGTTGATGTGTCGTTGCGTCGCGGCAAAGTTGTAGACGTGATCGGCGGCATCGCGATACCCATATGACCCGCAGACCCGGGCAGCCAGCGGTGTGCCATTAGGCACCGGGCTCGGCATCGGGCCATAGGCGCTCTGCGTGCGCGGCACCACATTGGTAGCATTGCGGTTGCCGGGGTTGCCGAAGGCCGGCGCGTCAGGCAGGTATTCACCAAAGGGGATGAGGGCCATAAGTCACGGATTCCTCACGTCGGTCTGGATCATCAGGCCGTGCGGATATTTGGCCCGCCGGTCGGCCAGCCGGATGCGTTCGATCGCCGCCTCGCGGGCGCCGAGCCACAGCTGCAATCGCGGGTCGTCGCCGATGTAGGGCGCGGCATAGCTAAGCGTGCCCCAGAGGTAGGCGGAAGGGTACTGGGTCAGGAGCCAATTGGTCGGTGCGGCGGAGCTGAGCGGAGGAATGCCCGAGCGGTAGTGGAGATAGATGACCCCCGGCGCCTGTGTCGGGTCCACCGCATTGACCAGCGAGACCACGAATATCTGGTCGGTGTTGGGGGAGCTGGCGTGATGAATGACCGCGGTGCCGGTGCCAGGCGCGACCCACACCGAGGAGAGCGCGTCGGCGGCGTTGGCGGTTTGGGGCATCAACCCGACAAAACTCGTCGGCACGATGCGAATGTCTGTGTAGAGGGTTGTTGACGCGCCCGGAGTAAGCGTCACTTGAGCGCCCCCGACCCCGCTCGGAGTCGAGGTTGCCGCAACCGGTGTTCCGACGATGCGCAGATGGAGCCCGGAGATCGTAAAGGCGGCGGGATAGTTGTCGAGGTAATAGAGACGCAGGTTAAAATCCAAGTTGCGCGATGTCTGGTATTGGAAATCTCGCCGGCCGCTCGCAGTATTGATCCAGATCGCGAGCAGCTCGCCGTAATCGAGTGGCAGCGGGATGGTGTCTTGGCCGGGGATCGGCGACAACTGCACGGTCTGCTCGGCAAACCGGGTCTGCAGCCGGTCGCGCGCCTCTTCCTCAAACATCGCGATCATGTCTGGGACGGCGGGCGCCACGAGTGGATCACCGGGGCGCGCGAGCCAGTCGAGCACCGTCGATTGCAAATTCGCGTAGCTGTCAAACGGCATGGCCGCCGCGCCTCAGATCATGAAATGGCCGATGCGCAAGTAACGGTACTCGTTGCTATTCAGAAGCCGCAACACCGCTTTCTTGTGGTTTTTGTCCCAAGCCCGGATGCCGTATTTCTGCAACCACTCGAGCTGGATATCGGGCGGGATGCGGGCCGCCAATCGCATCGACTTGTCGCGGTTCCAGCCGTCCCAGCTCGATGCCAGGCGCTTGTTGGCCTCGATGAGCGGCTCGTGATCGACCGTGCGCCTGATAATGCAGCGGTCTTCGCTGTGATCGTACTTGTAAGTTTCGACGGCACCCGAGAGCGGATCGCGGGAAAGGAAACGCCAGTCGTCACTCACGCGCGATATCCATCCCGTTGACCCGCGGGGCTGATGCGGCCGCACCCATATCAAACGCCTGCGGCTCGGCCTCGGAGATCTGCCGGCGCAACTCATCGATGATGGGCGCGGCGTGCTTGTATTGCACTTCGTAGAGCGCCTGTATGACCACGTTCATCGCACCCGCCGACAGGGTGACGGTCACCGGCTTGTTGGCATCGATCATCTATTCTGCTCCTTTGACTTGAGTTGGTCCGCGAGTTCGCGCACCGCTTGCCATAACACGGCGATCAACTCGTCGTATGCTAACGAGCTGACACCATTCTCTTCGTGCACTGCGTCGAATTTGCGCCCTGCTTTCAGCATGACCCCGGCAACATCCGGGGCAAGAAACCCCCAATGAGTTTTCTCGCGTTCCAGCCCGGTGGCCCATTTGTAGGTCTTGGGTTCGATTGATCTGACCAGATCAAGACACCTTGATGGTACTGGCTCGATGTCCCGCTTGAGCACCGGGTCGCTCGAGGTGATGAAGGAAGCGGCGGTGGCATTGCCGGTGACATAGAGGCTGCCGCCGACATAGCTGTCGCCGGTCGAGCGCAGGTTCAGGGCCGTCACCTGGCCAGCGCTGACATAGAGGTTGTTGCCGATATAGCTGTCGCCGATCGAGCGCAGGTTCTCGGCCTGGATCTGGCCGCCGGTGGTGATGCCGCCGGTACCCATGGTGATGGCACCGGTGCCAGCGATGGTGAGCGTGCCGCCGATCGTCGCGTCGCCGCTGGTCGACAGTGTGGCCGCGTTGAGGGCGCCGGAGGTCGTGTAGCCCGTAGCACTCAGCTGACCGGTTACCGCAAGGCCGCCGGGCACGCTGACGCCGCCCGAACCGTCGCCATGGATCGGGACAAATGGGTTGAGCAGGACAAACGCACCGTTGCCGGCGTTTTGGAAGGAATCATAGATAAGCTGCGTGTCGCCGACCGTGATGTCCTGGGCAATGATCGGAGAAAACCCGCCGCCGCCCGCCACGACACGCTTGAGAATGGGCTTGGCGCCGAGCGCGTTGACTTGAAACTGATCGCCCCCCACCGAGGGAGCGCCAGCGCGAAAGCAGTAGAGCTCGCCATTGACATAGGCGGTCGGGTAAGCGGGGTTGACGGTCGCAAAGGTGTAAAGGCCAGCGGATGGCGTGACGGTCTGTACCGGGTTGACCCGGTTCCAGAAGCGTTTCAGCGCACCGCGGTCCGCCCGCGCGGCGTCGTTGACGCCGCTCGGCATCATGCCCTCGGGCCAGCCATTCGGGGGGACCTGGTTGTTGTTGGCATCGACCTCGGACCAGTTGACACCGTCACTCAGGTCGGGCATGGCACATCCGTTTTCACGTGAAACATGGCAATAGGCTGATGCCGAGGTAGCTCAACCGGTGGAGCACCGGACCTGTACTCCGGCGGCTGGCGGTTCAAATCCGCCCCTCGGCACCATCTTTAGGTTAGGTCAGATCGGCGACGAGCCCGGAGCCGGCCTCGTTGCGCGCTGACAGCGTGTACTCGCCAACCAGCATCTTCTTCTCGTTGTCGCCGGTCTTGGCCAGATCAACGAGGTTGATCGGTCGCAGCCAGGCAAGACCCCACAGATCCGAATTAACGATTATTGCATCGCGCAATCGCATAAATCTGTCGGCTTTGATCTCCACGCTACCGAAGTCATAGACATAGACATCGATGCTGTTGACCAGCTTCTCTTCCTCGGCGTTGACATACCGGGTGTTGTTGCCGGTAAAGGCGCTGATCGCCTTCTTCTGCGTGGAGTTCACCAGGACAAAATCCGGCTCGTCACCGCTGTTGGTCCACACCGAGGCCAGTGCCAGTTGCAACATCGCCTCGGTAAATGCCGCCTGCGTGCCGTCGGTTCGCGCGTTGGTGCCGTCCCCCGTCGGGTTGGCACCAGCCGCACCCATCTGAACATTGGTGTGAATCCAGGCCAGGACCGAGGCCATCCTGGCCGCGGCGGAACCGACCGTGCCGACCGCGCGAGCCTGGTTCATCAACAGGATGCTTTCGATATCGCGCTTGAGCGACTTGCCCTTTTTGGCAATTTGATAGCCGATCTCGCTTTTGCGCCCGGCCTTGTCGACCGCCTCTTCGGTCATGCTTATCACGACGGTCTTGCGCGAGATCTGCGTGTAATTGCCAAGGCGAACAGTCGGCACCACGGCATCGAAAGCCGAGACATCGTCGCCCTGGATCCAGGCGTTGCCAGTATTGGGCGCTTCCAACGCGTCGGTTTGCCATTCGTGGTAGACAGCTGTTGATTTTTCTCTGGCAATTGCTGTCATGAACGGCGTTTCTGTAGGCGAGATATTATAGATAATGTCACTGAGGTCTTCCCTCAGACCGATAGCACTATAGGTCGTAAACGTGTTACCAAGGAGAGCCATAACGATTACTCCTGATGTCCCCCGCGCGATCGGGTGACTAGAGGATTTCGGCGATGAGCGAACCGGCGTCGCGCACGCTGTTCGTGCGGCCAAACCGATTGACCTGGCGGGTGAGGCGGGTTTGCGGCCCGCGGTCGTTGTCCTGGCTGGTGCCGGGAGGTCTGACCTGGGCCGCCACGTTGTTCCGCTTGGCGTCGGCCGAGGCGGTGTTGGCGAGTTGCTTGTCGTAGAGCATCGCCTTGGTCGCCAGCATGACGAGCCGGTGATCATAGGCGGTGTTGATCTCTTTCTCAGTGAACCCGCCAGCATCGCGCAGATAGGTGCCCAGATCCTTGCGGAGCTGGTTGCCTTTTACCGGATCGCTAAAGTCGGGCATCTTCTCGTTGAGTGCCCGGTGTTCTTTAGTGATCACCTCGGCCAGCTGCTGCTGCTGATAGGCAGAGAGCTGGGCCTGGCCTTGCTGGAACTCTTGTTCGATGGCGCCGAGACGGGATTTGAGGCTCTCTTTCATCGCCTGCAATCGAACGCATTCGGCAGGGTTCTGAGCGGCGAGGGCCTCCCAATCGACATTATTGAGCGCCTCAGCCTGAGGCGCGGCCAGCACCATCATTTTCTGCAAACCCGCCAGGTATTCGGTGCGTTGGGCCACAGCCGCCTGCCGCTCGCCGTCGTAGGCACGGCGGGCTTCGGCGGCCTCCTGGCTGCGTTGTGTAAGCGCGGCCTCACGCTGGCTCTCCCGCCGGGCAACGGTCTGCTGCAAAACGGGTGGGAGCTGGCTGAACGCCTGCTTTTCTTCGGTGCTCCACGACGTCGGCGGTTCGATGGCAGCCGCGGGGGGCGGCTGTTCGCCTGGGCCTTTGTCGTCATCCCCGGTGGGCCGGCTCTCATCGGCTCCGGGATCAGGCGGCTCCTCAACGGGGGGCTCGCCGGATGGCTTGTCGCCGGCGGGTGCCGGCGGTGTCGGTGTATCGTCCGCGAACAACAGACCAGCGATGGCGTCGCCAGCCGAGCGCGTGTCGGTGACCGTATAGGTTTTGCTGTCTGCGCCGTGGTCCACGCCATTCGAGGCGGGCGCAGGCGCAGGAGGTGGTGCAGCGCCGCCAGGCTCGGCGGCCCCGTTCGATAGCTCGGCCATGAGTGCAACCTCAATTAAGCGCGGAGTCGTGCGGCGGCGCGGTAGGCAATCAGCTTACCGGTGACCCGATTGAGCGCGTGCGCCTCGTAATAGAGTTCTTTGCGGCGCACAGAGTGCTTGGGATCGGTAGCCATCCACTCGGCATAAAGATCCTCGCGCAACTCCTTGAAGACCTCGGCCAGGGTCGGGTCGTTTAAGAGACGGTGTGCCGCCTCACCGCGCCGGTGCACATCACCCAGCGGCGGCGGCTCATCATCAGGATTGTAGGCGGGAGGCGCGTAATCACTTAGATTCGGCGCCCCGGGCATAGCCCTCCGGAGGGCGTAACGAAAAAGCCACATCGATTCTCCCCGGAGCCAGCGCATCACCTGCTCGCCTGGGCTGGCTGATTCTGTGCCGCAAGGCTCGCCTGGTGGACGGCGAGCTGGTGCGCGTTCTCGGCTTTCATTTGCTCGATCGCCAGATCGTTCTGGGCGCGCAACCGCTCGATCTCGAGGTCATTCTGGGCCTTTTGCTGCGCCAGCGTGAATTGCTGCTGCAGCTTGGCGCTGTCGAGTTGTTGCTGGTGCTGCGCCTGCTGAGTGGCGATCTGCATGTCCTGTTGTGCCTTTTGGCCCGACAGCTGCTGCTGGTGCTGCGCCTTCTGCTGGTTGAGCTGAGCGTCGCTCTGCGCCTTTTGCTGCTGGAGCTGCATCTCGACCTGGGCCATTTGCTGCGCCGCGGCGGCCTGCGGGTCGGGCTTGGGCGGCTGCGGCGGCCCAGTCACCGAGGGCGGCGGCGGAACCGTCGGGTCCTGCACCGCGAAATTGGATTTGAACCCGGCATTTTCCGAGAGCTTGGCAACCGTGTCGTAGATGTTTTTTGCGAACACCAGCGGCCCTTGGAGACTGCCGCCTTGCCCCGTGACGATCTCCTGCTGGACATTTAACAGAGCCATCAAATGGCTCATAATTTGGTCGCGGTTGCCGGTCCCCAGGCCGACGTTGACGGTCACCGTCATGTCGTTCTTCCACTGCGCCGGGTCGGTCTGCAGCGGGGCCCCCGACACGCGGATGATGCGCTCCTGCTGGGCGTGCTTTTTGATCAGCCCGAGGACGCCGCGAACGGCCTTTTGCACGGAGAAGGCAAAGATCCGGGCGATCAGCTCGACCCGCTGTGCTGCGGCCTGCTGGATCAGGTTCACCCCGGTCGCGGTCTTATTTAGATCATCCGGGTCCAGACCCTGGTTGTGCCGCGAGATGCCGGTGCGGACCTCGGCGGTCTGGTCCATGTACTCGACCAGCCCTTGTGCCTTTTCCGCGACAAAAGGGGTAATCAACGGCACCACGCCATCGACGGTGCGTGCGCGTACAATGCCGCCCGGCTTTGAGGTCAGTAAATCGTCATATGTTTCGTCGGTCGCGGCCGACTCGGCCACCAAATGGCGCGGGTTGTTGGTCAAGTAGATGTTGTCCAACATCTGCCTAATCAGCGTTGACTTGATCCGCTGAAGGTCCA